GCCGTGTCGCCAATCTTGAACGCCGTCTTGCCAACGTCAGTCACAAAGCCAAGTTCGCCGGGTTCAAGAACAGGATTACTAGCAGCATCCCAAGCCGCCAAAGTTCCGCGCCGAATTTGCATCTTGATCGCCACTAGTAATCCTCCTCTTGTATTAGAACTGCTTCTTGCTGCGCAGGTAATACCCTGCACCAACGCCAACTACCAACGCCAAGCCAACTGCCCACACGCTACCGATGAACGAACTTAGGTCTGCGAGAATCATGGTGTCTCCTTTACAGCCCGAACGTTTTTAAACGCCGCATTGAAAAATGGATCAGAGGCTCTCCGGGCTGCTATAAATTCGCGAGCGTTCTCTGGTTTGTCAGGGTCAAGCATATTTGCCGCTAACTCCGCCTCTTGCCGAGGCTTACGTGGAATCCAACCAATCGCAATTCTGATAGCAGTACCGAACCCTGTCTGGAACAGAATAATCACTACTGCTATCGCAACTACCGCTACTGCTATCCAACCTGCCAGTGCCATCCAAGGTGGAGTCTTGTCCTCCACGCCCGGCAACTCCGCATGGATGCCTGCCGCCAGACCGTCAATCCGGGTCGCGCCTGCGACCACCACCGTGTCACCTGTCGCCTGCCCATGATCCATGAGCAGTTGCGCCTCCGTCCGAATCTCGTTGCTGTTGGCACTGATACGGGCTACTGGGGAGCAGCCTGACAGCACTAGCGCAGCAACGAGCAGGCACTTCATGGGCGCGACTCCATGCGCTCCAGCCGCTTCTCGACCTGCGAGACGCGCTCGCCGATCACACGGATCTGCGCACTGGCATCAGCGTTGCGATCCTTGATCAGGTTGATGTCTGCTGCAATGGTTTCAAGCAAACGCTGTTGGCGATCATCAGACTCCAATCGCCGTCCAACGTAAATAACTGCGCCAAGAATGAGGAGGACGGTCAGAGTCAACTGGGCTTTTTCCAGATTGAACAGTTTGGTTGTGGATTGTGGACTCATGTATTTAATTGCAAACTAAAGGCGAGAGGTTTGGTTTATGCAGTTGCAAGAAGCCTAGTAATAATTCGTCCGGAAATTGCCTTGTATCCGCTTTCTGACAAATGAATGCGTTCCGTGCTGGCATCGGCAAACCATGTCACGTTTGAACCGCCGCCATATGTCATATCGCTAAAAGAAACGAACGTTGGAATATTGACAATGGTGTATTGCGGAGAAGACGTAGCAAGTGCAATCGCCGAACTTCGCTCTGCAGTCATGTCATCAGGGTCGTTTTCTTGGTGCGAAACAAATCCCAAGAATGCAAGATCAGAACTTGGGTATCCAAGCGCAGCCCACTCTGTTGCACATTGTTCAAAGAATGTAGTTGCGCTTTGACTCCATGGGTTTACACCAGCGTTGCATCCGCCCTGAATGCAGACAATAACGCGACCAGATCCAAGACAATCAATCTGCCGAAGTCGTGCTTCTTTCAAATACTGACGTAAAAGAGTTGCTGCTTGTACTACATTGCTTGAGACAGTATCCATGTTTGCGCCACCGTGATGGTTTATGCAGGTGACTGAATATCCCTTTCGTGGTGTGCAAATGGAGTTGAGTGCAATTGCCATCGGACCAGTTATTTTGGTGCTTGGAACTGTAACATCAGATGAAAACGTGTATTGAATCTTCTGGTTTGTTCTTGCGCTATCGGCTGTAAGCGAAAGAATTGATGTAACCCATTGATAGGGAGAACCTGCACCTGTATCGCAAGCAATTGATGATGTTCCATAAGTTGTAAACGGACCAACATCTAGGCGAGCACCCAACCCAATCGTTCCCATTCCGGGTCCCTTACCATGGACTACTCGATAACGTATTTCCAATTGACTCCATGACAATATAGTCGTGCTCTGGTACGACTGGGGTCCAGCAAATTTGTCAGACCAAAACCCACTAGCAATCCAGCCATAATCGAATGGACTTGTATTTGGTTGTAAGTCTCCAGTACCCCGTGTCATCAGCGCAGTAAGTGCCGCAGGTCCAGAAACTTTGCCGCTGACAAGCGTTCCACCAAGTGCGGGTAAACCCTCTGGGTTAACAATTACTCCACCAGTTGGGATTCTTGCCCAAAATCCGTTTGCTGCATACACGCCGTAATAGGAATTACCGTTCCATGAACTGGTTGGCGTAATTGGTGTGGCGTATTCAAGCGCAGAAGTGTTTGTTTGCAACGCAAAATTCAAACCGTCTGCCCACCCCCAACCATTAATGTTGGTGTTTGAATCTCCGGCAATGAGGATATCAACCGAGTCGGTTTGTGTTGTTACATCTCGCAAGAACTGACCAACACGCCTTGAGCCATAAACCCCCGGTACTGGAGAATTTGTTGTACCAAACGTGTACTCCTGTGGAATATAAACACGCTTGAGTGCAGTTCCATCAGCGACCGCTGCATTGTCCATCAAGGTCACTGAGTATTCAGATGCGGTAACAGCATTTGTTAGCACCCCCGCAGTTGCCGAAACGCTAAGAAGTGTTCCCGGAGTTACGGTCGCAGTGACAAGAACCTTAGCAGAACAGATGCCACCAAATTGCACCTGCACCTCGCGACCGTTGTCGCCTGCGCCAGTCATCAGACCCGTGACCACGCCAAGGTAGCCCGTATTGCCAGTCTCTGTAGACACAGCCTTGCGGATGCAGTTGAACACGTAGCCAGTGTTCGCCGCCTGCTCAGGGTTAACGACCGCGCCAGCGTGGATGAACGAGGTGATCACCAAATCGCCAATAGCAACTGATGTACCAGACTTGTTGACGCAGGTAACAGTTGTTCCTACAGGTTGTACGCCAAGACGATTTTGAACTGGTGCAAATGTCATCGTGTCTCCAAAGGTTTATTAAGTTGTGAGAGCCTGAATTTCAGAATCAGACAATCGCGTTGGGAAATAGGTAATACTTCGGATTGAGTTTTTAAGCAATACACTTGTGTCGGTAATGCTGGTTCCGGTTGTCGATGGTCCGCCAATACTCAGGAACGTTGGTGCAACGCTAAACCCGAGCGTCCCCGTAGCGACCGTCCCGCCGTTCAGGCACAGGCTGGTAGCCGTACTAGCGTAACTGAATGCGCCCTTCGTCAACGCGTTGGCGGTCAGGCTGTTTGCTGTTGTGACGGTTGCTATTGCTGTGTAGTCTGCCAGTCGCAGGGTGAGCGCGGAGGCGGTTTGATACATATGCAAGTGTTTGTCATCTACATCGCTCGTTGCGATTACCGTGCGAGCGGTTGTGCTTGACGCGTTGCCGTACCAGTTGGCGACAAACGTACCCGTTGTCCCGCCCGTATACCACGAACTAAAGTTCGTCCCGGCGGCAATGATGGCGGTGTCTACGGCGCGGGTGAGTGCTGTGCTTGTGGTCGGGATATAACTAGAAGGTTGAGAACCTAGTTCTAGTTGGCAACCCCAACACTCAAATTGTCCGGTTGCGGTTCCGGATGCACTTTGCATATAAGGACCACTATTGGTAACTGCCGTATATTGAAATTGATATCTTGCCCATGTGGTTGTAAAAGAAACGGTTGTAACAGGAGAACCTACAGCCGAATCACTAAAGCGCAGCGATGCATTTGCTGTCACGCCCGGTATTGCACGAAGCCAAACACTAAACGTGTAAACGCTTCCAACTGAGTTTGTGTATGCCATCGAACCCGCGCTCACATACATACCTTGCCCGGTCCCTGTGTAATTCAACTTCGTTGCCGTTGAATCATTCGCAGGGCTTGTAACTAGTATGTACGGAGACGGTCTAGTAAATCCACCAGCCGTTAACCAACCCGAATCGGGATACGCGGAAAATTTAAGGAGGTTGGTTGCTGGTGCTTCTAGCAGCAACCCACGCGGACTACCAATAGATGTCTCTGAGAAGGTAAAGCGAGGGGCTTGCGGTTGCAAGGCTGGCACGGTTTCAACATAGCCAAGGCTATTGATGAAGGTAGCCCGAGCGGTCGCGTCTACGCGGCTGAACGTGATAAGTGGGTCAAGTACCCCATTCATCGTTGTAAAGTCTAGCGACAGCGTAGATCCAGCAGATGGACCATTCAATGGTAATTGACGCTCGCGACATCGCTGCATCGGATCACCAGTCAAATTCCAAGTTCGTGCGCGGCTTTGCATTATAGATAACCAAAGACTGCATTTGCGGCAACAGCAGAACTAGACACCATATGTAATTCGACGAGTTCGCAACCAGTTGTATCAACAATTGCAAACCCGTTTGGACATGATGCGTTTTCTCCGTTATATCGCTTTGCATCTCCAAGTGTTGGAGTCGCATAAGTCAGACCGGGATACAAGGCTGTACTAGCAACAGTAATTGGACCAGCAGTAGCGGATGTCACAACCATCTTGCACAGTACGGATGGAATCCATACAGACGCAGATGCTGAATACGTCCATCCGATGACATAGACAGTCACTGCGTTTCCAGATGTCGATAGCGTTTGAAACTTGATGTAATTTAATTGTGCTCCAACGACTACGCTTGCGCCAGTAGTAACAGGGCGCGTAGCCGTAGCAAACTTTGTGGCAACAGTGGTAACCGTAGTTACGTTTGTAAGGCTTGCCAATTCAAATGCATCAACAAGTGTTTGTTGAACAGTAACATTTCCAACGCGTCCTGATAGGTCTACTGACATAGCGTTTCCTTATGATGGATTTGGGACGGTGTTTGTCATTACAAATCCGCCGTTGTTTCGATAGTTGTTTGTCCAAACGTTTGGTCGCAACTGACCAAAGTGGGCTTGCAGCATCCCGTCCTTACGCTGCGCAGTACCAAAGAGTGGTCCAGCCTCAATCTCTGCAAGACGCTGAGACTGCTGCCCGTCTTCATACGACTCAGTAATTGCCCGGACGTAGAGAACGAGCAATGTTTCTAGATACAGTGGGATTGAGATGACATCCGTGGGCAAATTAGCAGTCGATACGCGCTGCCAGCCTGTGCGATATGTGATCTTGATCTTGTTTTCCTCCGAACTTGTCGGAGTTGGATAGATTTGCAACTGATATGTCTGCGTTGGAACGGCAGTCGTAGGCACAACAGCCTTCACGTACCCTCGCGTACCGTAACTGTTGAATTCAGACGAGCGGGTGTTCTCTACCTCGTCCTGATTAGTGATCAAGAGCGGAAGTGTTCCACTCCACGCGGCGATCAGTTCAGAAAAGTCAGCAGGCAGCACCACATAGGGCAGGGCTGCAACCGTTGACAGCATTGCGGTGGCTTGCCTGAACGTCCACTGGTAGCCAAACAGATGCTCACCAGCCTGATTGATGATCTCAGCCTGTCGCTCTGCGACAGTCTGACCAGCGGCAGTCGATGGGCGACCACCGATGGCAAGCAACACATGGTTCGTCAGGTCTTTGTAGTAAAGCATTGAAGTCCACTGGACGGGTTTAATCAATCATCAAACGCTCTAATCACGGAACCAATATTGCAGCGGGATAAAGACGCGGCGTTGCCCTGTCGAAGCAGTAGAAATTGCTTCCATGAGAACTGCTGCTGGATATGAACCAGCACCGCCTACGTCAACAAACGACCCAGCCGTATTCCCGGGTTCAAGCAATGCACCAACAGCCAATGCCGCACTTGAAATAACCTTAGCAGTGACGATTCCACCAAACTGGACAGTGACTGTCTTGCCAACAGTTCCATCAGCGCGATCCAGACTAGTAACAACTCCAATGTAACCATTGAAGTTCGCAAGATCGCCGTCTGCTGGAGCAACAGAGTTGAAGACATACAGTGGGTCATAGCCCAAACTTGGATCAACAACCACACTGCCATGCAGAAACGAGGTGGCAACAACATCGCCAACGGCAACATTTGCAGTGCGGACAACACACTGTGTCGTGTAACTCATTGGCTGTACGCCGAGCACATTCGCCGATGGAGTAAAGATCATTTGATGTCCTTGTTGATCAGCATTGAAATCCACTGGACGGGTTTCCCCGTCCAGTGGTTATGGTGTTAACAGAATTACGCCGTGGTTCCGTCAATCGGACTATTGAACAGAAGCACTGGAATGTTTCCAGATGCAGCAGCGGTCACTGCGCCAAGCGAAAGAGCAACACACGTGTCAGGAGCCGTTGAATCGGCTTCATTACCAAGGCGACCAGCGGTATCCGACAAGAACAACTTGCTGCCGATGACCACGTTGTTTGTCACTGCCGCAACAAGCGCAGTTGCAACTCCACCAAACTGCACCTGCACAGCCTGACCAGTTACACCAGAGTTGCTTTGCGAAGACAACCCAACAACAACTCCAAGATACCCAGCGTTCTTGTGGCTTCCATCGCCAGACGTTGCATTGACATCTCCCTCTGCCAACTTCACGCATGAGAATGGTGACAGTTCAAAACTTGTAGGAGTTTCGGCGGGTGGATAGATAACGCCAGTGTGGTTAAACGAAGTAATAACGACATTGCCAACCACCAAAGCGGTTGAGTCTTTATTGATGCATCGGACAACAGCACCAACAGGCTGAATTCCGATTGTTCCCATATTTGGAGCAGTAATCATGTAAGTTTCCTTTGTGAAAGAAGGGGGTGGGATGACCCACCCCCCGTTGTATTACGAAGCGAGCGAGATAGGGGCAACGATTCCGTGACGCTGACGGCTGTTGCAGAACACGTTCCACCAGCAGTCAACAGGCTGTACCCAACTGAACGGCTGATTTGGGTGACGCATGACATCATGCTTCTTCATGTAGCGAGTCGAGTGATAGATAGGCGTGATGTACTGACCGTTGACGAACCAGAAACGAGCACCCTTATCAATGGTGTTTACTGCGAATTCAGTTCCGGTGGCAACTACCGTCTTGCTGTTACGACCAGCCAACGTATCAGTAACTGACGATCCAGAAGCAATAGCAGGGTAAATTGCAGCCGTATCCATGTTGGCGCAGTACTCAACAGGAATACCACTGAAGGTAGGCGTGTTGTACGCCGAATCCTGTGCGCTCACAAGCATATCGTTCGATTGACGAAGTGATCGCTTGTACAGGTTGATACCGTCCTTTGAGCACAAGATCATTTGACGATTGAACATCGTCTCCTCAAAGTACTGCTTCTGCGTAAGAGGAGCCTTGAATTGCACCTTTAAGTACATATCGTCAAATGCACCAAACAGGCTATAAACAGTTCGGGCAATAAGGTCATTGTTGTTATGACCACTGGTTCCGAACGCATCAGCAGCCTGCACACTAGGCAGATCATTGTGACCAGCAAGACGGTTGTAGAACGAAATCTGGTTCGTCCAACGTGGGTCGTTGGCAGGATTGATGCCGAGGATGTTCGTCCAACCAGCAGGCACACCACCACGCTCACCGAAGGTGAGATCCGAGTTGACGGTTTCGGTGATGAATGAAGGAAGCGAGTACGGCTCCTTGCCACCAGTTTCCATGTTGCCATAGTTACCGAAGGAAGTTGCCCACAGATCGTTCTCCATGCCGTTCAGCATGGAAGTCCACATACGCATTTCCTTGATGCGCTTCACGCGCTTGTACATGACCTTTGGGTCGCCTTCGTTCAGTTCAATTTCCTGATCGGTCCACGACATATGGTCCATGCTGAAACGCCAAGGAGCGGTCAGCGTGTCAGTGACCTGTGGGTTCGACCAAGTGAACGTGTCGTTTGGCTGATACTTCTGGTAGGTCGTAGCATCGTCAAAGACGATGACATCCTTAATGGACGTACCACCCTGAACAGTTGTTTCGCTTGCCTTCTCCTTGAGGAGACGCGAGAGAACGTAGTTGTTCTTGACGGCTTCGTTGATAACGGCATCCGCACTCTTCAGATAAGAAGGTCCGGTTGACTGCATGAAGTCATTGAATTGTGTAATTGAAGGCATTGCCTATTCCTTTTAACGTTTGATGCGAGACGAACGAGTGTTCGTCCCAGAGAGGATTTGATCAAGGATGTCATCGTCAGCATCGCGAACAGGAGCCTTCACAGGTGGACTTGACGCACGTGGCGCGGTTGGCTGTGAGTTCTTGATCGATGGTGCAGACTTTGTGGTTCCAACTAGTTCCGTGTAGGCGGCTCGCGTGAGTTCATCAATGCTCGCGTACCCACCCGGCTTTGCAGCACCCATTGCAGACATCTTCGCTACGACTACGTCAAAGGTTGGAGCCTTCGCCCCGTACTGAACACGTATCGAAGCATCCGATGCACGGGCTTCGGCAAGCAGCATTCTTTCCTGCATTTGCTGCTGTTGCATCTGAAAGGCTGAACGGACTGGCGCAACAACGTCTTCGCCATACATTTCCGCCATTTGCTCAAACGGATCAGCCGCCTTTGGAGCCGCATTCGTAGGCTTGTTAGCCTCGATAGCCGCATCCGCTGGTGACTTCCCTTGAGCAAGTTGCTCCTCCATCTGCTTCACTCGACCGCCGTATGAATCGACATCCTTCTGTCGCTTCTCAGCCTTTGCAGCCCATTCGGCTAGCACAGCATCGGAAGCAGAAGAAATGATTGCATCCGGTACGCCATCCCGTTTAAGGATCTTGGCGACCACTTCACGGTCAAAGGCGGGTGTGGATGGTTCAGACTCAAAAGCGGTCGTAGACGAATCTACATCGGCTTCATCGTCATCGGATTCCACACTTCCAAGCAATTGATCAAGTATCGAATCCTCGTCATCTGGTTGTGATGATTCAACTTCGATACCAGTGTCTTGCTCCGTTGCCCCGCTGGGCAGCGTTTCGACATCAATGGGTTCAGCAGTGCTGTCCATAGTTAGTCCTCTGCTCGTACATAGCCGTGCTCAGACGCAACATTGCGTTCGTGCTTACGGCTTGAGATGATTGGGTGACCCTTGGCATCACACCGCACACCGGGCATATTGCGCGGCAGTGTGTGACTGACATAGGGGTATGTGCCTGTGGTGAAGTTAGGCGACAGTTGCGCACTGCTTAGAATGCGTGTCAACGTGCCGCGTTCCGGATGCTGCACCACTGCGCCAACCGAAGGGACAGTGGACATGGGGTAATAAACCTCCACGACTTGCCCTGCTTGATTGGTAAATTCGTAGTTCGGCATTACATCCTCGAAGCAGCGGCTGCAATTGCGCCTTGTGATCGCGCCGATATTGCAGGTTGCTCGCCAGTAGGAGACGGGGAAGGAGGACTTTGTGGAACACCCCCTACCCCCCCTTGTGGTGCTTGCTGTGGTTGGGTTGCTTGTTTCAGGATTGACTCGTCAATGAAGTCAGCCATCTGCGGGACGTTCTGGGCATCGCCAAGGAAGGACATCAGGTCGCGCCAGCGGATCCACGGCATGGCTGGCATTGCCTGCGCAGCCTGAGTTACAACCGTAAATGTCTCCACAGCACGCTTTTGCGCCAGCATTTCGCTGGTTCGCTCCATTGAATAGGAATCCACATCGATCTGCATATCCTCCCAAGCACCCACCTTTAGACCGCCTTGGAAGATCGGATCCTCCATCGGCAGACCCTTGGTGTCCTCGCCGCCGACTGGGATGATGATGCGCTGGTCGTGCCAGAGATACCACCCGACATTGCGCATGATCGTGTCTACCGACTCTTGGAACCCGCGCTTGAGGTGGGCAATGCGCATCGTGGAGGCACTTTCAGCAACCGCCACCTCAGTAGCCGATGCTCCACCTGAGATGTTCCCGCGCATCGCATCGGACATCCCCAGTGCTCGATCCAAACGCTCCTTGGCGGTTTCGACCGACTGGATATGTTGATTTGTAGTGCCACCAACTTCGATGGGGATAATGCTTTGCGCCGTGATTCCTGCCTCTGCAAAGACGTAAAGATCCGGCGCACTGACAATGTCTTGTAGCAACTTGGGGTTCTTGGCATCGCCGACCAGAATTCTCTTGTACCGCTTTGTGTTCTCTTGCTGACGGACAGCAAGTTCGTTCGCATAGTTGATCTGATCGCGGCAAGCCACAATCGGACTCAGCGGGTATGGGTCATTGGGAACAGTGAACGCCCCGAACATGATGTACGGACCATTCGGAGCACCATAGTAGGGGCGCGGAGCGCGGACGTATTCGTATCGCGGTGCTGGTGCGCCAGAGTTGCCTTGATACTTGGCAATGGTGTAGATCGTCCCATTGAACAATGCCTGATCAGTTGCCTCATCGATCAGTTCGGCAGCAGCCTCATCTAACTCTGGAACCCACACCTCGTAGATGGCAAGTTCCCAACGCTCTGGAATGTCACGATAGTCACGTAATTCGTCAACACCGTTGTTGCAGGCGAGGCTTTCAATGACCTCCTTGTTCCAAGTCTCATCGATCTCAGCCAAGCGCAACAGGTCTTCCTTGTCACTGATCCACACGTGACCCATGAAGCGAGCCTCTTCCCAGTGCTGCGCTGCCGGATCAATGAAGAACCGCTCTGGATCAATGCGGTACAGGCGTGGCAGATATGGACCGTCAGCATCCCACTTGCGCTCCGCCCCCTTTGGCTCGTTGACAACCATGCCAACGCCCCAGCCCAACAACATATCGGTGGCAATGCGCTCCAACGTCCCGCGCACCCGGGTCATCTTCGACCAACGATTGATACCAGCCTTCATCGCTACGCAGGCTGTCTTCTGAATGCCCGGGCGCGAACTGGTCACTCGCACCTTCGGGTTGTCATGCACGATGCGGGGGAGCACCATCGAAATATACGCATGGACTGCGTTCTCCGGCTGCTCCGTCCCCCGACCGCTTCGGTACGCCGCACCTGAGAACGCCTCGCGGAGTTCCTTCGGGGTTTCCATGTGCTCATTGCGAAAGTATTCCGCCCGTTCGATCTCGTCACGAATGGCGTTGATATTACTAAAGTCGATCACGTGGATACCTTCTGCTTGGCTTTACCTTCAAGTTCAATCGCTGCCAACTTCGCCTTCATATTTGAAAGCGTGTTCTCCAGCGAAGACAATCGATTCACAAGAATCGCAATCGATGAGTTGTCAAATCCCTTGGCTTGAGTCAGACCATGATCTTCCAATTGCTTGGCGACCTTCTCACCCTCAATGGGGTCGAGGTCTAACTTCAATCCACTGGACAGCATGACACGCATACGACCACCAAGATCGTCAATCTGTAGTACCTCGTCAGCGTGATACCACGTGGCACGAATCTTGATGAATCGATGTCCAAGCATTTAGTAACCCTTCGTCTTCGTGACCTTCTTACCAGTCTTCTTTGCCGCGACTGCCGCAGCAGCCTTGCCCTTGGCGGTGTATGGGAACGTCTTCTTTCCTACCTTCGGCATTTCACATTCCTCCCTTACGCATTGCGCCCATCTTCATACCCATG